GCGGTCTCCGCAAGGAACTGTTTGAAGTTGCTCTGATGGATGCGTCTCTCAAGCAACTGAACGGCTTCAGCATCTAAAACAAACTTATAAAAGTTATCCCAGTCTTGGCAGAAGAAGCGTTCATTTAACTTCCGCATGACCGTGCCGTGCTTGGTCTTGATGCTATCGGCATTGACTGCGTTACACATCTCAAGCATCACGGCTTCCAACTTTGACATATCTTCTTTCAACTTCGCGTCGGCTACTTCGTATTCTCGCAATAGCCGGTCACGTTCGGTGCGTATCAAAAGATACGCTTCAACTAATTCGTCTGTATTTCCCACTGTCATATCTCCTCTAACTCCTGTTTGTACAGGTCTACTAACTTTTGATGACTATCTACTTTACCTTGCAGCATCTCGTACATCTTTCGTTCGACTTCCGAGCCACGCAAATGCACCACTAACATCTTGTTGACTTGACCATATCTTTCGATACGGGCTACGCACTGTAGATACGTTTCAACTGACATTACCGGAGACCAAAAAACTACCGTATCAGCAGCCGTCAAAGTAATCCCATGCGCTGCCGATTGCGGTTGAATAATCAACACTCTTGGATCGTTCGCAGTCTGAAAGCGGTTGATAATCTCTGATCGCTCTCTTGCCGAAACTGACCCCATGATCACTTCATTCGACACGCCCTCGTTACGCAAGTAATCGCCTACGATTTGGATTGAATGAAGGAACGGAACGAATACTACAACCTTGTTTGTAGTTTCTTCAAGCACTTCTTTGAGCGCATGAAGTCGAGGCGAGATGTCGAACTGCACGATGTCGTGCTTGTCCGTGTACACCGCACCCGCTGATATCTGTAATAGTTTATTTAGAGACGCCGCTGCGTTGACGGCGGAGATTTGCTCTCCCGCTGCTTCTATGAGTAATTGCTTTTTTAACTCAAGGTAGTACTTCTGAACTTGTGGGGTCAGTGGTACATCACGTGTCTGATAAACAACATCAGGCAGATCAAGACACTCTTTCTTTGTATACCGCACCGCCGGTTGCAATGCCCGATACACTTCATCGGTTGCAACATTCTTCGGAACCCACTTGAACTTACTCACCTGTACCATGACGCGATCACGCCATGCGGTTGAGAACTTGGGCACACGACCGGGGCTAACTAACTTAGCCAAACCAAACGCATCAACCGGCGATTGCGCTGCCGGTGTGCCGGTCATCATCCACAACCACGTGGTCGGCTCAACTAGTTTGGCAAGGGTCTTCCACCGCCGAGTCGTTGAACTCTTATAAGCGTTGGCCTCGTCCACGATGATTAGATCAAACTTCGCTTGCATCAGTTCAGGTAAGATTACCGTCGTGCCGTCGTAGTTAATGATCGTAAAATCAAAGTTCTCTTCTAATATCTTCTTACGCTTCGATGATGATCCGTGTGCGACGCCACACGTTCGATGAATGGCTGTCTTCATGATGTCGGCTTGCCATGCGGAATACATGATCGACAAGGGGCAGATCACCAGAACTTTCTTGATGATGCCCTGTTTCATTAGGTAGTCAGCAGCCCATACTGCCGCACTTGTCTTGCCTGTACCCGCTTCGTTAAAGCAGAAGGCTCGTTGCCTAATAGACAAGAACTGCGCTGTGTCGCGCTGATGGTCAAAGGGTTTGTAGAACCCCGGCCAATCGTAGTCCCGCTCCATCGGAGAAGGAATCTTTGGCACGTTCTGACTAGGCAGGAAATGATCTAAGTATTCAGCGAGGACTTTCATCTCGCTGTGATCCCAACAAATCAGTACGTCTTTACTGTGTTTGTTGTCCCGAATAATTTCGGTTCGTTCTAATCGCGCCGTAATTTCGGCGGCGAAACTGTTCGACACGGTAAGTTTTACCGCTGCGTTCTCAACTAATTCCATACTGTACCTACTGAATTAAAGAGCCCGTATCGTGGGCCAGACGGTTAGCGCCTAGGCAAGGAGTGGGCGGTAGCGGCCCAACCTATCGCTAACAGACGCAGTTATTGTGGGGGAGAAGTGGGTGGTAGAAACTCCCCGACAGCACACTTGCGTCTTGTGCATTATTTCATAGCACCGCTTGAAGTTCTACGGAAGGAACGATTTTTTGAGGGTGATTGCAATCGTGTTCCCGTTGCGTTGCTGCCACCTTTTGACAGTGCCTTTACGTGGGCAATGTCTTTACCTTTTCGGCTAATACCTTTTTTATCGTAACTACGACGCGCACGCTGGCGCTCCATACGGTTTTCGTGTTCATCACGATCAACCTGTTGCTTGTATTCTTTTTTGTAAGGCCGTGCCTTGTTTACGTATGGCATCTCATCGCTCCTTATAAAATTTGCACGTGGTGACGGGACACCATCCACACAACCCACCGGGTTTTGCCATCCACATACTGTTTGCGAAGGCCATCTCCAGTTGGTCTAAATGCGGCAAGAAGGTTTCCCATAACTTGCCTATCTGGTCCCGTGTGTACTCTTCATTAACGAAACTATTATGCATCACAAATAGCAGGCCAGCCTTGATCCGCTCAACCTGTGGGAAGTGAGCGTAAGTCATCAACGCCATCAACTTTAATTGCTTCGGATCAGGATAGCGGTTGCTGCCGGTCTTGTAGTCAATGATGTAAGCATCGGCTCCGTCTACTACCAATAAGTCAACGATGCCCCGCACCCACCTAGTATCGGAATTAAACGCGCAAGGCTCCCGATCCCGTGTGAGCGCCATTTCATATTCGCAATATCTATCACCATCAATCTCTAGCAACGCATCGAGAGGTGGCTGAAACCGCTTATAGTTTTTAACTAGTGGCACAGCCTTACAAACATAATCCTCCAACGCCTTGTGTACTTCTGACCCGTACAGCATCTGTTCGGATGCTTTCTTGGTGAAGTCCTGCGCTACCTTGGTGTGGTAGTACTGCTTAGGGCAGTTGATAAAGTCTTTAAGACTACTGAATGACCACTGAATCATTAACAATCCCCGTACGACTCGCCGTACTTGGCCTCGCAAGACACAGGCAAACCCTCTGCCCAACTTGGAGGAGTAGACATGACTTGTACTATAAAGGCAACCGCTTCCTCGACCTCTTCTTTCCGAGCCACGATTACCGCTGCGTCATGCACGGTCAAGACAGGTCGATAGCGTTCTCGTATCTTGAGCATCTGCTCACCGACGATGATCCGAGCCAAGGCTTGCACGATGTTCTCTACCATCGCGCCTCCCCATATCGAAGTTACCCCTTTACGCGATTTGTAAATGTATTTCTTGTCGCTCAAACGTAGGTCGGGGTATCGTATAAACAATTCATTTGGGAGACGGATACCCGATGCGGTAGCCCATACACACTTATGTTTGCCCATAGTGTAAGACTTTAAATTGCTAGGCCACGACGAAAAGTGCTGGAGCGCACTATCGCAATCTCGCCATAAGTCCGTGATCATGTGATTGGAATCGCGGTAAATATCGACGATGCGCTTACACTCTTCTTCGGGCAAGTCGGCTCCCGGCGGCTGCGTTTTCAACGTGTGCTGTAACTTTTTAGCCCCTGTGCCGTAGCCCAATCCCAAGATACAAGTCTTGCCGACGAACCGTTCAACGGGATTTGCCTTGCTGATGGGCTTCTTATAAATCTTCGACGCAAAGATCGAATACACATCTTCGCCCTTGCGGAACTGCTCGGTTACGTCATCTTGCCCCGCCAACCATGCAAGGACACGCGCCTCAATCTGAGAAGAGTCACAGTTGATAACGACATGACCAGCGGGGGCCGCGATAGAGTTCTTCAGCGTTTTCTTTTTCTTATCACGGCTTGGCAGATTCTGGAAATTGACTGAATCCGTTCCTGCCCAACGACCTGTGTGAGCGCCGTAATACTTGAGCGGGATAGGTATCCTGCCGCCATTCCTAGCACCAATACCGATAAAGCGTTCAATGCGTGACTCCTCAATAGTGGACTTCGTACCCAACCGGACTGAGCAAAGTTGCTGAATGAGCGGATCTTCATGTTCTAAGAGTTCAATAAACCCCTCGTCATTTTTAGCAAGTGCATACGTTTCTTTACCGGTTGTTGGACTAATTTTCATTGGCACAGGAATGCTAAGTTCCTTGAGTATCGCCGCAAATTGCGGATTACTTGCCAACTTCGCCCGAACTTCTTCCTCGTTACCAACTTGCAGGACGCCCATCAAACCACCAAGAAGTTCTTTCTTCTCAGCCTTGATCTCTTCAAGACGCTCGACAAGCATCGCGTCATTCACCGTCAACACCGGCTGCGTGTACATACGCAGGGTCATGTCAATCAGGTCTAACTCTGACTGCGGGAAATGATCCGCGATAAAAAGGTTGAAAAGTTTGAAAGTAAGATCGACATCGTTAATGCAATAATCCCCGTAACGATTAAGATCAGCAGGAGAAAAATCCTGCCGACGCTTACCCAAGGCTTCGATAACTTCTGTTCCCTTTTGGCCCAAACCATACATTTTCACCAAGTTGGCTAGAGACCCGCTTACATCAACGCCGTGCTTAGCCCGTGCCATGCACAGGGTGTCAAAGTAGTAAGCAGGGGTAATTCCGAAAACAAACGATAGGATCGCCCCGTCAAACATCGCGTTATGGCAGAGTAGTGCTGACTCGTCCCAATTTACTTGATTAAGCCACGCCTTGATTTCATTCTTGGTCCCGCTAAACCAAATGGTCTTGTCATCGTCGATCTTCATCGCCACGCCGATGACTTCAAACAACGGGCTGCGAATGTACTCTTCGGTTGTGACCCGGCTCAGACTAAACTGTTGCGAGTAATAAGTTTCAAAGTCTAGTGTCACGAAACTCATGGATCAACGCTCCACGTTTCCGTCTGCCGCTCAAGTCTCGGCCATTCAGATGTCGTGATAAAAGACTTATCCTGCACAAGGATGTGGTTAGTCGGCTGTGCCGTAAATCTGCCGTTGTCTAACTTAATAAAGTAAAACTCCTTCGATTGCTCTGGCTCCAGACTGAACCCGTCAAGCATAGGTACGGCGGTAAACATATACCGCCCAGTTAGTTCTACTTTAGAGCGCAACTTAACGCGCAGAGGAACGGCTTCAAGAAACGGGTACTCCACCATGCTGAAGTGATATCCGTAACAGTCCCATGTCTGGCTGTCGCCCGGCTTCCAATCCATAGATGTCGTAGTAATTTTATGTGTCAGCCGATGCAGCGGCACATTGCGGTATACCGCTCCGCATTCAAGCATGACATGGCATCCCCACGTGCGACCGGGATGACTAACTAAACCAAACCACGACACGCGCAGCCAATCGCCGTTACCGAAAGTGTGCGGCTGAACGTAGCAATAGGTATGTCGGGGCAACGGCCCCGCGCCTGAGTAAATCATCGTCTTTTACCACCCCTTTTTAACTTCGCGTTTTCATCGCGTAGTCGTTTGATCTCGTGGTAACACTCCCACAAGACGCTGCCCACTGTCAAGAATTTGAATTCAGTCGTTGTCGATGCGTTGTTGATTTCATCTGGCAATGCCCGAATCAAATCTAAAATATCATCTTCAGTCTCCATCTACCACCTCTCCTTTTCTATTTTTAATATGTCATGGTTTTCTAACCTTCCCACTCAAATACTCTAGTTCATTCCTCAAAGTAAGAAGCTCTAATGTAAGGACTGTAGCCTCGTTGGACAGCCCCGCTCTCCGTATATTCTCTAAGGATCGCTCGACGAGCATCTGCTGACTTTGACCATAGCCCCAAGGGGCAGCACTCATTTCGTCTTTCCACGCGCCGGGTGGGGATTGATCGTCGATTGTTAATGTCTTTACCTTCGGCTTTGATTCGCTCGTCATATTGCAGAATTCCTCGGTTTACTGCCTTCGCTAAGTACAGGTTAGAGATACCCCACGACGCTGCTAATTGTTTGTAATTAACACGTTCGTGATTTTCTCTAGCTTTCCGTCTGTACTCCAACAAGAACAAATACTGTTCGTACGAAAGAACTAAATTGTATCTAGACAATCTTGTGTACTTCTTTTCCATTCTCAAAACTCTTCGCCATCGCTAACCATTCGTCAGCGTATTCAACATCCTGCCAATCCTTGAACCACGGACCGCCTCGGGTCATGTGTACGGCAACTGGATTTGGACAGATATCCCTCGTATGCCATCCTTCTAAGTAATTATATGCGACAGGCAACTCACCGATGTTTTCTTCTAGTGTCCACCGGAATTGATGCAAGTACATCCCAGTTGCAATGTTGACGGTCGTTAAAGTTAGGTTTTGCTTTACATCTGGATGATCACAGTTCAACAGCATCAGGCTAGACCAATTCTTCTTCGGATACTTGTGCTGTAGATTACCGTCCATCTTTGTCGTTTCTTTCGGCTTGTACTTATGCTTTACGCATAGTACGGCGTACTTCGGATCGGCGTAGTCCATGACTCCTGCTACATCTCCTCGCCAGAAAAAGTCACAGTCCATGAACAACGCCCACCCACTGTATCCTGCAAGATACGGTGTCAGGAAACGAGTAAAGCTGAACTCAGTGCTACTTAACGGGTCATGCTCTCGCCAGTACACGTTCCGTTCACGCAGATCAGTTTGCTTGATCGGATTGATGTCGAGAAACACAGAAGAGTTCCTAGCCAAGGACTCCCGGCATACTTGATACGCAATGTCTTCACGACTGTCCCAACCGATAAAAACCTTCACGCACCGCACTCCTTCCTCGTCTCTTCACGCACCAATACCAACAACTTACTCATCACTTCGCTTTGCGTTTTTGGTTTGCCTTGTCGATGGTTCTCGTCGAACTGATTCGCCATTGCTGTAATGATTTCCCAATCAATTTGGGCAAGTTTGAGATCGTCACCGATCTGCGCCCAGACTTTCTCCTGTGGCGGCATTTGCACTACGTGTTCTGGTTTAATCTCCAAATAAGACACATCGTCATCGTTTGAAGTCATTTCTGATCTCCTGAATCAATTCTTGAATCTGATTAGTCCACGGAGCTGTCATGCCCTCGCGGGGAAATAGTTTGACTGTCGGGTAGAACAGACTGTTACGCTCGTCCTTGTGGTTCCAATACCAAAGTTTGTTTGCATCAAGCACATAGGTCGGCCTACCCATCGCCCCTGCAATATGCACGTTGGCGTTCGATACCGACACCACCGCATTACACAACGACATAATCGCCGCCACGCCTTCCAAGTCAAAGAAGTTACTAACGGTGGTCTGCCACACTTGCTTGCCTGTCTTCTCCTCAAACGGCTCGATGTCATGATCAGGTTTGCCATACTGGAGATTGACTACTTTGACATTCGGGATATCCCACAACCCAAGCAATTCTTCCAACGCCACGCTCTTGTGCTTGTCGATACGGGGCGCGGTGCTTGCCCACGATAGGCCAATGACGAATTCTTCTCCGGTCAGATTTAATTCTTGCTTGACCTGTTCAATACGCTTCGGGTTAGGCTTGATGTAGTTCGTACTGCGGTACTCGGAAATGTCTTCCCTTGTCTCGATAAAGTGTCTGCCGATACTCCCAATCGCAATTTGCGAATCGTAGTCAGAGTTCTTTACCTTGGAGTCATGTGGAATGAAAGTGATGTCAGGGTTAGCGCGTTGAAACAGTCCGATCATACGAACGTCAATCATGACCGTGACTTTCTTCGTACAACTCCTGACTTTTTCTAACAGACTTGCGTACAGTAACTGATCGCCTATGCCTTGTTCACACCATACAAGTACAGACTGGTAGGCACGATATGGTCGCCACTCGGGGAGTCTGGTCTTGAGTTTGGGCGAGTTAAATACGCTGCTGTCCCAACGCTGATCGTACAATTCCCAACCACGCTCAAAGTTGCCGGTCTGCAACTCAATCAGACCCATCGTCCACTTGGCATCTGCACTATTCGGATCAAGTTGTAAGGCTCGGCTAAAATCTTCTTTAGCCTTGTCCCAACGCTTCATCTCCCAATGCACCCGACCACGCTGCACAAAGGACGCTACGACTAACGGATGCAGTTCGATGATCGTGTTCAGATTCGGTAGTGCGTCGTCAAACTTGTCGCCATCAATGTTAGCGAGTGCGTCCTTGAACATATCTTGTAATGATTTCACCAGTAATCTCTCCCACCTCGTTTAGCTCCCCATGACGGGGGCGGTACGTGTGCCCATTCTTTTCTACGGTACTCATCTGCCCTTCTGAAAAAACCTAGTATCCACCTGATCATGCAGCTTCCCCTTTTGTGACTTCGTAGTTTTTCTCGACCACACCTTTATCACGATTGCCGACAAAACACGAACGTACGAACGTCTGTGCTCCGCTCGACAGGTTACGCAGGTGTGCCCTTCTGAAGTGATATCTCGGACCATCGCGATCTCCGCCACTTCGATTACCCAACGTCTCTTTCACCGTGCCGTGAGGTAGTCGTAATACGTGATACTCGAAACCGCCCACGCCCTGCTTCTGCAAGGTGCGAGATCGGGTGTAGGACTTTTCCTTACGGAGTTCCAACACCGCGCCTACGTTCAGCGCATGGCAAGCCTGAAGCACTATGTTCAAACAACCTGAATAGACCCCAAGCGCAGACTTTGCTGTATCTGATCCATCCTCAAAAGGTATTCGTTCCCCAGTATACGTATTGCCAATAGCCAACTCAGTTGACCACAGCTTCTCCGCTGGCGAAGAACTTTTCATCTCGATGGGCGTGAGATACGTCGCGTTGCAGCTAGCCATGCCCCATCGCACGTTGGGAACAGCCGGGTGATGCCCTGATTTATAGCGAGAGAACTCCATTATCATCATCGGGGTGCGGTGCTTTTGGTTCTTGTTACCCTCATACGCTTCGTTGTCGAAGGCATCAATCTGCTTGTAGTCAACTGCTAATATCAGGATAGCATCCGGGGCATCACCACTTTCTACACCTTCTCGCTTCGTAATCTTATCAGTCAAAGGTAATTCAAAAGTAGTAAATAAATTGGGTAAACCCGCTATTGACTGACACTCTTGCGGAGTCGGAATGTAATTCCCTTCTCTGTATATTTCCCCATTCGGTGGAAGCACTAGATGCGTAGCCGCACGAACTAGTTCGCCATAAAACTTGTAAGCCTTCAGCGCATCCTCTTCGAACGGCGAACGTGTACGAAACGATTTGAGATACTTTACTAATTCGTCCAGATCACGCACTAACTCTGCTGCGTACTGCGGCAAGTAATCTTTCTCAATCACTTTTTCACCTCTCGCTCGGCCAGCATCGCATCTGCGTAGGAATACGCGACCTTCGCTGCTTGCTCGGGGCGCAGCAGGACACCGGATGAAATGATCAGAGCATTTAAACTCTTGCTTGCCATGTAGTCTCGAAGTGTCATGCCGTGTCCCCACCATGTGAGTCGCTCGGACTCTAGTTGTGGGAATGCAAACTCATTTTTGGGTTTCATCTGCCTTCTCTCTGAACCAGAACGTCGCCACCCACTTCTCGCCCTTCACCACAGGCAGTCCTGCATGAAGCGTCCGTGTCGAGGGATGCGGCCTGTCGTAGCTGAAGAACACGCCACTACCCTTGCGCGCCGCGACCTCTAACCCGATGTCGGTGAACTGTGTGCCACCCCCTTCCTCGGGCGTATTGAGATAGAGCAGCACCGTTCCCAGTCGCTGCCCCGTCTCTGCGGTCAGTTTGGTCGCGCTCTCCGTGCTCGGCAGGAAGTAGTCGTGATGCGGGTCGTATCGTCCCCCGATGCCGTAGTGCAACACCTGCAGCCCTTCGTGGTGCTTCGGCGTCCAGTCAAACATCTTCACCAGCCTATCTTCGATCCGCGCCACGGTCGGTGTCTCGGCCAACTGGAAGAACATCCCGCGACTGATGCGGTTTTCACTCGGTACGCTGTTGCCCGTTGTTGTCTCAACGACTGACGAATCTGTCAGGCGCGGTGTCGCATCCTTGATCAGCGTGTCGCACTCTTCGTCTGTCAGCAGGTTCTCCAACACGAGGATCGGCGGCATCTTCAGAGCCATCGACACACTCACGGGCGCGGGGAGATCGACGAGTCTTGGGACTGCGTTGATGGATTTAAATAACTCCCGCTCGCGCAGAACGTGATCGATGATGGCCGGAGCAACCTTGACTGGCCACCCCGCCTCCACCATTGAGTCCACCATCGACTGCCGTTCACAGCCACGGTCTACATTCTCAAGAACCCATGCTCGCCATGAGTCGTTGAGCACAACGGTACTCACGCAGACTTCCTCGCATCGATCTCACGCTGCAGATACCACGCAGCCTTCTCCAAATCCTGCACGGGGTCGGAGGCTTTCTTACCCGCACGGCTGACGTACTTGATGACGTTGCCCAAGCGGTAATTTAAATCCTTCGCCTCGATGAAATCGATGGTCTCGATGCCGCCTGATTTGTAATGCGGGGGATGATTGACGAGGTCGGTTGAAGACGTTGTCTTTTTGTACTTCTCTGCCAAGTCATTCCTGATCCACCTGTACTTACCGTTCTCAATTTCAACAAAAGTCAGACCGCCCACAGTCGTACCTACCATGTCTTTATATCGCTCGATGCTGTCGAGCGCGGTTTTCGTCTCCTGCACCGCCTTGATGATCTTGGAGGGCTTCTGCTTCTTCGCGTCCAGCCACTTCACGGTGTACACACGGTTCGGTTTGATCTTGAGCTGCGCTGCGATCTCTTGCGCGGTCTTGCCCTGCTTGAGCAAGCGGCGAATCTTATCGGTCATCTTCACGTTCAATCTCCTTGCGTAGGTTGTCTACGTTTGTTTCGTCGATCACGAAGACGCGCCCACCTGCGTCTCTGATCCTTTGCATGGTTGCCTCTTGCAAGGCGGTGGGCTTGTTTCCTTTTGCCTTCGTCTCTATTGCGAGGAACTGGTTTCGGTAGCAGATAAGAAAGTCGGGCGTTCCTGCGTGTCCGTATCCCGCGCCCACAGGCATGGCGTAATACGCACCGATGTCGGTCAGTATCTTTTTGACCTTGGCCTTGACCTTGCCCTCGGGTGTCACGCTGCCATCTCCTGCACCGTCATCAGCAGATCATTTAAACGGTAGTACGCATCGCTGCTGTAGCCGCCCACGTTCCATGTGGTCACCGCCTCGGGCGGGATGCCGTTACCCTCACCCAGATAGCAGTCGCCCTGCTTCCAGTCATACACGGTGACGACCGTAGACTCGCCGGTCTCCTCGTCGTACAAGCGCACCGCCCACTCGACCTGTGTCTTGTAGAAATCGCTCCGCTCGGGTTCACCTAACACGCGCACAAGCGTGTCGTAGTCCACGTTGATATGACCTCGAAGTGAGGTGCCGTGAACAGCGACGTTGCGATCTTCAACTCTCATGACGCTTGGCCTCTTCTTCGAGCCGCGCCATGAAGGCATCGTACTCTTCCTCTAACTCTTGTTCGGTCGGAGCATCGAAGGGCAACTCTAACTGCACAGGGACGCGCTGCGCTTCTGCTTCGCGCTGCTGCATCTCTTCCTCTTGCTGCTTGATCCAAGCCTCGTCTTGATCTTGGTCTTGCCACCACTCACGCGGCATATCTGATTCGTTCATGATGCTTTTCCTATTAGGTTGATATATCGAACTACCTTACATTACCAATCTACACAGTTTTTGCAATCCCCGAAATAGTCATCTCTCATGACGGGTATTTCTTTTTTCGGTTCCTCTAACACGATGCGCTGCCCTTGACACTTCGGACACAGTTCGGCGGTGTACGTTATCGGTCGCGATCCCATCTCGGTGTCGATCATGTCCCGCTCTTTGACGTAGAGCGGCTCGGCAAACGTGTGCTGACAGTCATTGCATTTAAACATCGCTTACTCCTCGAACATGGATTTGTTATCTAGTTGATCGAACTCGAACAGCACCTCATGTACGGTCGAGACAGACAGGCCAAGGGACGCAGCGATCTCGCTCTCCTTCATGCCGTCCTCGTAATACATCTCAATGATTTGGAAATCGGTGTCGTTCATAACTTTATCCTCGATACCTTGAGTGCGTAGGCTTTGACCCTTGCATTGATAAGTCGCTTTCCCTCGTCGTCGAGTTCTCGTGTGAGAAATGTGAGCAACCTGTCTGCGAAACCCGCATGGTATTGCGATAACTCGTCCTGCGGTTCGACGATGGCTGCTGCTGCGACGAACCCCACAGAGCGCATCTTGTCTTGGAAGTACTTGACCTCGGCCTTATCTTCTTTGGTTAACTTTTTCATGACTGCACCTCCTCGACGCGCAGGGTTTCTTCCTCGTAGTCTTCGAGATCGTCGGTCAATTCGGTTGTGAAGTCCTCGTGCGCTATAGCAATAGCGGCCTCCTGATCCTCGGCCTCGACTCGCAGGGTCTTGGCCACAATCGCTCGGACGGTTACGTCGTAGGTCTTCATGACTTCACCTCTTCGACGTTTTCAATGAACTCCTCCGCATGGACGCAGCCGAAATCGGTGAAGGCTTCGTCATCCTCGTCCCACGTTTCGACAGCGATGTCATGTGCCTCCTCGCCTGTCTTGGCCTTGACCTCGATCTCGTAGACCCGGTGCTCTACACGGCAGAGCGATACTTTGTAGGTCTTCATGATTTAAACCTCCTCCGTTGCTTTGGTTATGGCAGATGTGAAATGGTTGTTAAATACGTCGAAAGACTGTGGATCGCCCAAGCCCTTTTTCCAATCGGCGCGCACACGCTGTATTTCTTTAATCAATCGCTCGGCTTGATACAAACCCTCCTCTTTTTCGTAAGAATATTTGTCGCTCACCGCATACCAATACCATTCATCATTAGTCATCTCACACCTCCTCGCCTTCGCGAATCCGTGCCTCGTCCACCCAAGCGGCTACCGCCGTGACAGGGGACTGCCACTCACTCAACACAAGCCGCTCGATCTCATGAGCGACCTCGTCCACGATCTCGTCGGCCTCCGGGCTGTCGGGACTCTCGATCCCGGGGAACTCGAACACCACTACCACTTGTAATGCCTTACTCATGCTGCTTCTCCTGTTAGTTCGACCAAGCCACGGCTTGGGCTTCGTCCAGTTTCTTCTCGATCCGTTTCAACACGGCGCGGCTCTTCTGCCACTTGTTCATGACCCGGGCTAATTCCCGCTCGATCTGCGTGTGGCGGTCGAGGGCTTTGGCATACAGCGCACCGGGGTCGCGTCGGTTGGTCTTGTCTGCGATCTTGATGGCGATGTCCATGATTAATAAATCCCCTTCGCTTGTTGTAACTCTTCAGCCGTGAAGACCTCGGGTTCGAGGTTGTGTATCTCGATCAACTCACGAGCGACGCTCCTGACCTTGCGGGTGTGGGCTTTGCCACGGAGCCACACTAGATCGACCGCTGCTTTGTATCGGTCTCCGTTTTTCAAGAAGTAAAGGCTATCCAAAAGCCGATCCATGTCTGTCATGATTGCTTCTCCTGTTATGTAACGTTTCTTACAGAATACTCTCGGTTTAAATCCCTGTCAACTGTGGAAGTGGCCACCGCAAGCACAGTCCGGGTTCCCCGTCTGCTCGATCCACTTCGCTGTGGTTCGGATGATCATGCCGCAGCCATCACACTCCAACTTCACCAATCTCGTCGGCTGCTTCTTCCGTGTCGAGAGGTCGAGCGCACCATGCGTGAGCGGGGGCAGAGCCTTGATGATCCGCTCGATCTCGCGTTTCAACTCATCCCCGGCTACCGTCGCCGTCATCTTCCCTTCGAGGCCGATGGCCGTCGCGACACGTTTAAACTCCTTCTTGTGTCCGCTCTGGCAGTCGTCCGTCGCGTGTACCGCCTCATGGGCTAGCACATCGAGCATCCGCACGGGGTCATGCAGGACGGGGCTGATGAAAATCTCGTTGACCTTGTCCTTGCTCTGGCTGCGCGCCCAACACTCCCCGATCCGCTTACGGGCAGAGCCACCGCCGGGGAAGCCGACAGAGACACGGGCATCTTGGGGGATGACGGCCTCGGCACGGGCGAGGAACCACGGTCGGAGCATATCGAGGGCTTGGTTCAGCCATGCTTCGCGGGTGATGGGCTTGGTGGTCTTCATGCTTGCTCTCCTGTCTGCTCGGCTTGCTTGGCGATGTAGGCGAGGGCGATCTGCCGATCCTTGATGACTTGCTCCGTGTAGGGTCGGAGGTTGTGCAGGTCGGAGATGGCGAACGCGAGGCTCTTGATGTGGCGGTTGCGGGTCTGCTTCCGGGCGTCCAGTAGGTGCGACGCTGCGCTCTCTTTGTCCCCCCGCTCGATGGATCGGAGGGCACGGGTCACGAGTTGGATGTCTTGGTTGATCATGATTTAAATCCCCTTCCACTTGAACACGAAGGCACAGCCCGATCCGCTCGGATTGTCGCTGATACCCAGCAACTCATACTCACTGACAGGACGGGCAGAGTGCTTGTCCATGAAAGCCCATGCTGCTGCCTCGTGGTTCTCGTGACCTGACAGAGCGTGGTCATAACTGCGTTCTCGTTTGCCGCGCTTCCCGAAATAGGTCGCGGTCGCCACGATGCGGCTCCCCTTGGTATTGGTGGCTCCGGCAAAGCGGGTGTAGACGATGGTCAGAATCTGGTCGCTCATGTCTGCTTTCTCCTGTTGCCGCTGCCCGGTGTGGGCTGCGTTATGGAAGGTATCTTATGGAATGTTTAAACGGCTGTCTAGTCCAGATACCTACCTATTTTGCCCTGTATTGCAACAAAGTTGCTTTGTGTGTCAGATGTGTCAGCGTGTGTCGGGTTTTGAACTTATGGAATTACACGTGATTTGGGGGGTATGGGGTGGAGGGAAGGTGTGTAAGTTATTGATTTTCTTATAAATAAATAAATAAAAAGTTAAAGTAAAGTATTAAGTGTGTCAATGTGTCAGAGATTTTAGAGAGAGGACGGCTCCCATAAGTGTTTTCCATGCACTTGCTGCCTCCCCTCGTCCTCGCTCCTGTCGATCCCGTTTTTCCGGGTATCCCCTCAAAAATCCTGACACATCTGACACATTTCTTTGAGCAAACGTCGTTTTTCCTAATCAAATCAAGTACTTACGCGATCAAAATCGTGTGTCAGAGCGTAAAAATTTCTGACACATGGCCTGACACAAAGCGCGAAATCTGACACATGACCGCTGCGTGGCGTTTAAATGTCCTCGCCAGAAAAAAGTTGACAAAGTCAAAAACGCAGTGCTAGCCTTGCTACGCAAGGCCGGTTCAAGAAAATCGCCCGGTCGCGTTTTCACACGCACCCCCTCCCGCGCACACGCATAACTGGTTTCAATTTTTCCGGGGCCAAAAAAAGGGGGCCGAAGCCCCCGCGAGTCAGATGTTACGTCCAGCGTAGTAGGTGAAGACCCACTCTCGGCGCTTGGCGTGCCGGTAGTTGCCCGGGCTGCCGTAGATCCCGCCGCAGCAATCGTAGTCGTGCTGGCAGTAGGTGTAGAAGTTGTCTCGTGCCCAAGCTCGTAAGTCTTGGACGGTTGCACCTCGCGGCACCTTGACGGTGATCTGGCGGGTATAGGTCTCGCCGTTGTCGTCCCATTTGGCAGGGGTCCAGTTTAAAACTTTCATTTTGCTTTCCTCTTAAAAAGAGGGGGCCGAAGCCCCCGTAGGTTAGTGTTTGTAATAGGCCACGTTTGCAACATTCTTGTCCCAGCACATCCGGCAGGGGCCGCACTTGCCTTGCCGCTCGAATGCTCGGCAGGTTGCCTGTGCTTTGTCGGACACCACAGTCGAGGTGTGCGTTGCGCCTTTCGGTGGTGGCTGGTCGATATGAGGGGCCGAGACTCGCACGATCAGGTTGGCCGGAACGTTACCTTTCACGAAGCGCGGTTCCTTAGTTGGGAGCCAGTGCACCGTGTCGGGTGTCGCCCGGGCGATGTCACAGATCAGGCCGAAGTGCGCGACCGATTGCAGATCACCCGAGTCATGCCACCGGAACCACGGCTTGCGCGAGATCAGGTAGGCCATCGCCGAAATGAACTCAGCCCGGAACTCGGTGTCGGCAAGAGCACGCGCTAGCACATCCATGCGCCGAGCCAGTGCAGCTTGAACGTTCGGGAAAATGTACCGGCCCTTGCGGGCGTAGCACATCGCGCACACCGAACCGAGAATCTTGGACAGAAGCCCGCCGGTTTTGCACAGGAATGCACTAATGGAGAATGACGGGCACGGCATCTTACCGGGCGCGGACAATCCGCCGACTAGCGCGTTTGCAGATTTAACAGACCACATAAGCTTTTCCTCCGCGTGGCAACATCGCCACGAGATCCATTATACGAATCGCAAGGTAACTTGCAAAACTCCCACGCAATCACGCGCACACACAGCCCCCCGCGCACACGCATAACTGGTTTCAAAAATTTGAGGCCAAAAGAAAAGGGCCGGTTGGAGGTCCCGGCCCACGGAGAATTAGTTGTCGAATGCGTGGATCAGTGCGGTGAGCGCAGCGATCAGGTCATCACGTTTAGTGTTGTTCGGCATTCCAAGTTCTTTGCGGGCCGCTGCGCTGCAGCTAATGCCACGCTTCTTCATTCCAAGCTTTTCAAGTTCGACGCCCTTTCGCAGGACCATCAGTCGGTATCGCATAATCTTCTCGCGCTCTGTCAGTACAGCAGGGCCGCGATTACTTAACGCTAGTTCTAACTGAATCATGTTACTGCTCCTTAAACTCTGTCGAGGATACGTTCAAAGAATGATCGACCATCACGATGCAGCATGTACTGACGTGCAATCCACATCATCCACAATGCTTGCCTGCGTGGCAGGCGATACGCATCAGTAAGATGGTGATAGGTCATCCAATAACCACAATTTTCAATCAGGTCAGCAGTGTCATAGATACTCATATGCTTTCTCCGTTAAAAGAAGGGCCGGTGTGAAGTCCCGGCCCAGTTGATTACTCTTCACACACCGTGTCGTACACGGGAACCTCTTCCATCTTCGTGCCTACTTGCACACGCTTGCAGGACGTTGATGAGAACATCACAAAGATATAGTCCGTTGTATCTTCGAACGTCCAGTACGTGCTGAAGTATTGCGTCTTCTCTTGTGGCCGACTCGTCGGCTGCAGTCCGAGGCGGCGCAGGATACCGAACATCACATCCAAGTCTGCGCGTGGTCCCGTGATGCTGATGTTGTACGACGAACTATCGACGCCCACGTCCGTAACATTCACGCCAGCCTTCTGCAGTACTTTGCAGATAGTCGCGACACGTTTGTTGTCACGCTTGATTATCTGACCGATGCGACGTGCACGATTGCGAGCGTACTTGTTAGCCTGTTGAACGATATTCATATGCTTTCTCCGTTGATGTCGGGCGTGATTGCCTCGACGGTTCCCATTATACGAATCGCAAGAATCCTTGCAAAATTACCCCGCCCGGGGGGTACCCCCCGCAAATCAAATGGGGCCCCCACCCGCACCCCGCACCCCTAGATCTATACAAACGACCCCACACTTTTCTAAACTACCCCCATAAATCGGTACTGGCCTCCCTGCCAAGGGCGCGTCTCGACAAAGTACTCCGGAATCGTAACCGGACCTTCTTAGGCAATTTTGTTGCAACTCGACCCCCACCCCCTCTTTATAGGAAACACCCCCGGTATTTAAATTTGGTTCCATCCAATTTCTTGTGATATATATCCGCCAACTTGGGCCAAACCCCATGCATGGATGAGATGGAACTGAACGTCCCCGAGATTGAAGAGGGTATCGCCCTCCCTAAAAACGCTTCCGAAGCGTTGCCGGAACTATCTCCCCGCCAAGAGCTAGACCACGTCGCTCAGACCATTGCCGATATCACGGTAATGACGGGGGAGCCGTTGGAGTTCGACCCCACGGATATTGAAGAAGGCAAGAAAGTTGCTAAAGAACTGATCGAAAACCCAAAAACTAGGCCGAATTACGCAGCATTACGGGACAGTACCAAGGCCGTTTTGGCTGGAATGGTGGCCCAGTATGACTTTGAGGTGGTCGATGACCTCGTCAAGTTGAAGGGTTTTGTCGTCAATTGCCTGTTGGATGAGTACAAGAACGCCTCCGATAGCAAAACCCGCATCCAAGCCCTCACTAAATTGGGCGAAGTGGACGGGGTAGACGCCTTTAAGAAGAGAACCGAGACCACCCACATCATTAAACCGATTGAAGAGGTGGAGAAAGAGCTGCTGTCGGTGCTGGAAGGCATCGAATATCGCGTCATTAGTGACGACAATGCTGCAGCTTAACGCCGAAAACCTGCAAAAACTGAAAGCCTCCTTGCCGTCGATGCCGGATAAGGAGAAAAGGCGCGTTGCCGAGCTGCTAAAGCAGTATCAGACGCAGGTGACGCAGCGTTTGGGCCGAGATTCCTTCCTCGATTTCAT